GGGCGGGTCCCGGCGGACGCCTCTATCAGTCTGAAATCACTCATCTTCCTTCTCCTTGCCCGTCTCCGGGACGTTGTTGCCGTTGGCCGTTATGGGGATTCCGAGCTCGCGCATCACCTTGAGCTCCTTGCCCCTCTGGCGCAGGACGGCCATCCAGTCGCGCCCGTCCGCCGCGCACTCGGCGGCGAGGGTCGTCGTGCCGCTGGCGAGCCTCTGCGCCTGCGCCGTGGCCTCCTTCACGGGATCCACGTGGGGGAATCCGTCCCAGAACCACGTGTGCGAGTTGTCAGCCTCGGCGTTTCCGCCGCGCAGGAGCAGCCACTCCCTGAACCAGGCGTCGAACAGCCTGTCCAGCACCTCCGTCTCCCAGCAGGAGCGGTCGACGAGGACGGACTTGTGGTACACCTGGTTGTCGAGCCTGCCCGACGCGTAGTTGAAGCCGCTGAAGTCGCCCGCGACCGCCCCGTATGTGGAGCAGACGCACCTGGCGATCTCCGTGAGGTAGCACTTGACGGCCTCGGCGTGGGTCGAGCTCGGCTGCTTCGGGTCGAGCTGCCCCATCTTCCACCCCGCGGGCATCGTGACCATCATGTTCCTCTCCAGCGGGATCGTGTCCAGCGACTCGATGTCCTCGGTCTCGCCGTCTGGCGGCGTGTCCGTGTAGAGCACCGCCGCGAAGTCAGCCGCGGCCTCGGCGGCGGAAAGCACGGCCTTGCTGTACCTCCGCAGCTGCGCGAACAGGTCCAGCGCGGGCGTGAGCTCGGGGATTCCCCTGTGCTGCTCCGGGCGGTCGCGCCTGAATATGTGGAGCATATTGGAATGCGGCACGGTGAACGCCTCCTCGCCGGGCATCTGCATCGCGTCGCCCGGATGCGTCTTGAGGACGCGGTACGACACGGGGTTGCCCCACTGGTCGAAGGATATCCCGTCGACCGACCTGCCGTCGTCGAGCCACCTCGGCTCCCCGCACACGCGGTCGGCCTCCACGAGCGCGAGCCCCAGCTTCACGGGGTCCGCGAGCGCGGGGTTCGTGTGCATCACGGCGAACGCCTCGCCGTCCTGGCACCGCGCCATCCGCATCGTCCGCAGCTTCTGCGGCAGCATCACCGCCGCCGACCATTTCGCGAAGGCGGCCTCCGCCTCGTCGTTGAACTCCTCGTCGTCCGTCAGCATCTGCAGGCGCGGCCCCGTCCCGATCGTGTCGTTTGCCAGCATCTGCACCAGCCCCTTCGCGTATGAGTTGTTCGCCACCTCGTAGCGCGAGCGCATCCGCAGGGTGCGCCGCACCTCCGGGCTGGCCTCGCCGTCCGCCGAGAGGGCGTCCGCCGCCGACCAGTGGCGGGCGTTGTCCTTCGTCGTCTGGGCCGCGTCGAAGCGCGCCCTCACGCTCTTGAACACCGTCCTCTGGCGCGGGGCGAATATCGACTTGATTCTCTCGAACATCACTGCGCCCCCGAATGGCTCATCCTCGTGAAGCGCAGGCCGCCGTAGCGTCCGTGCCTCGCCTGCTTCGAGGCCAGGTATCGGTCTGCCTGGACGAGGTCGGGGAGCGAATGCTGCTCCACCCGCTGCCCGTCCACCTGCGCGGACTTCGGCCCGTCCGCCGCCTTGCGGATGGCGTCGTCAAGGCTCTCTTTCGTGTTCTTTTCGCCCATTCGCAAGCTCCTCCTGTATCTTCCTCTCCTCCGCCGCGATGCGTATGCCAATCCACCGCATCACGTTCACGCACATGCTGTTGCCGCAGGCCTTGTACCTCGGCGCGTCGGGGCAGTCCGCCGCTGGCTTCCCCTTCCACGGGATCTGCGTCCAGCCGTCGGGGAAGCCCATCAGCCGCTCCGTCTCCACGGGCAGCAGACGCCTCACGGTCGCCCTCCAGCCGACGCCGGGCGGATTCGCCGTCACCGTCGGCGCGGGCGCGCCGTCCTCCCCGACCCCCGCCCCCTGGCGGTTCACCTCGTCCCGCTTCTCCGCGTCCCTCGTGGCGTTCCTCATGTCTATGGGGACGCACTCCTCCTCCAGGACGCCCGAATGGTGGCCTGGGCATGTGCCGTTTGTCTGCGTCATCGAAAGCTCCCTCTCCACTGGGCAGCCGAAGTTCACGTCGAAGGACGCGCCGTAGGCGACCGCGTGGCTCTCGCCGTGGGTGGTCGCCAGCGTGGGCGAGACGTCCTCCCTCGATATGTGGCATCCCGTCTTGCCGCCCATCATGTCCACCACCGTGTCGATCTTCAGCACCGACGGACCCATCCGCCCCGGCGTGGCGCAGGAATGCGCGCCGAGCGTGGCGGCGACCTCGCCGGTCTCCTGCCCGTTGTAGAGGTCCGCGCCCGACTGGCGCTCGCCGTATGCCACGGCGTGGACGTCCTTGGCGGTCTGCGTGTACATCACGTCCTCCGTGTTCACGCCGAGGCCGCTGCCGCCCCCGCGCTCGGCCTTGCCCATCTTGTCGCCGTCGAGCGATATGACGGGCGGCTCGACCACGACGAGTTCGTTGGCCCTCGTCTCGCCCCTGTCCCAGAGGTTCAGCGTGTTCGCCACGCCCGTCTCCTCGAACTTCGGGCATCCTCCCGCCTCCGCGGGGCGGCCCGTCTTGCTGAAGGCCGTCTGCGCCCCCTCGGGCTCGACCACCACGGTCTCCGTGTTCGGGTTGCCCCTCGTGAGCGTCTTGCTGGCGTCGGTCGGCGTGACGTAGAGCCCGCCGTCGGGCCTGTCCTTCCGTGTTCCGTTGGCGTCGCAGGGCGTTATGCTGAAGCACTCCCTCTGCGCGACCGCCGGGGTTATCTCCGTGCGGATCGTGGGGAACACGTCCTCCCAGTAGCCCTGCTGGACGCCGCCCGCGTCGTTCTTGATGAACGCCAGGGGCTTGTTCTCGTCATTGCTCTCCATCCTTCCCCTCCTGGTGTTCCGCGCCGTTCCCGACGCTCTGCAGCCAGGGGACGTTGTTCCCCCCTGTGCCCATCTGTCCCGTAAGCGTGGGCGACACGTCGCCCGACTCCTTCACGCGCCCGTCCTGCGGGTGGTTCTCGTAGGCGATGAGGTTCTGCTGCTTGGTGGCCTGCATGGCGCAGACCGAGCCCGCGACCTCGCCGTCGCCGCCCATCAGCCGCACCTCGTCGCGCTGGTTCTGCGTGAAGCAGACGGCCTTGTCCTCCCCGTCCCGCTTCTCGATCAGGAACTTGTCGCAGTCCTGGAACGTGTTCTTGTTGAAGAGGTTCGCCTCCAGCGTGGGGCAGACCGCCCCTTCGGCGTCCGCGCCCTCCGGCGTCTCGACGACCGCCTTGCCTCCCTTGTAGTCGGTGGAGAGGAGCGTCGGCGAGACGTTTCCGTCCGTCTCCGCCCCGAGCTGCCGCATGTCCAGGACGCACTGGAGACGCCCCTTGTCGGGCATCCGCTGCGCGTCGCCCGTGCAGGTAATCGTGTCGGCCTTGTCCGAGCCGTCCCACCAGCTCGCGCGCCTCCTTTCGAGGAGCGCCTGGTCGTTGGAGGTCGCCAGCGTCAGCGATACGTTCCTCGATATGAGCGGACCCTTGCCGCCGCCCGCGCACCCCTCGCGCATCCGCAGGGTCTCGGGCGCGTCCTCCTCGCCGTACACCATCGTGTCGCCCGCTCGGGTCGCCCCAAGGCAGGGCGAATGCCCCTTGCACTCGCCCGTGAACAGCTCGAAGTTGAAGCCATTCGCCTCCCTCGGCTGTTCCTCCTCCTCTTTGCACACGCACTGCGGGAACTTGGCGTCGATCCTCGCGATTGTCGAGGCGACGCCGTCCGTGTGCGCCCCAAGCCGCATCCCGTAGGGGACGAGCGTGGTCACTCCTCGTTCGCCTGGCGCTTCAGGGCCGCCAGCAGAAGCGGCGGAAGCTCCCTGTGCCGGCGCTCGGCGCGGCGGAGTATCCCCTTCGCGCACTTCTCCGTCAAGAAGTACCGACGCGGGATGGGTCCAGTCCATAGGACCTCCGAAAGCCCCGCCACGGTATCCGACCAGGAACACCCTGCGCCTCCGCTGGGGTATGGCGCGGGGGAAGCCGGGAACTCGGGTATATTGTGCGTCCAGCACTCGCCAAGCCAGCCCGAAGCATCCGGGGGCGTTGGCGACGATTCCGCACCGTCCCCATCCCCCCTTCGGCACGGGCACTTCCCATCCGCAGAGCAGCGATAGGAGGCTGGCAAAATCGCCTCCGGCCCCGCTTGACAGGACGCCCGGAACGTTCTCCCAGACAGTCCACCGGGCGCCCGTGCGGTAAGCCAGGCGCACAAACTCGAGGGCGAGGTTTCCCCTCGGGTCCGCGAGCCCCCGCCGCAGTCCCGCGATGGAGTAGCTCTGGCAGGGGGTCCCTCCGACAAGAAGGTCAATTGCTCCATCATAGTCCTCCTTCTGAATTTTCGTGAAATCTCCCAGGTTGGGCAGAATCCCGCCCATCGGCAGCCATTCCAGCTGCCGCATCCAGGCCTCGCGGTTCTTCCTGTCCTTCCCGTCCGCCGCCTCCGCGGGGTCGAGCGGGCGCAGGGGGCGCGTCGCGCCCAGCCGCTCCATCAGGACCGCCGACGGGAACGGCTCGACCTCGGCGAGGAACAAAGCCCTCCAGCCGAGCGGAGCCCACGCGGCAGTCGCGGCCTCGATGCCGCTGCAAACGCTTCCGTAGTTCATCCGTGCCTCCTGTTGTTCGCTTTCGATTCGTTCACCTATTAATTCGGTGTTTTTTCCCGGATAACAGGCGGGATCGAGGAAAAAAGTCGTTTTTTTTCACGCCTTTTTTTCGCGCAGCAGGTCGGAGAGGCGGATCTTCACCCGCCCCGGCTGCGCGGCGTGTTCGGGCGAGGCCAGTTTTTCCGATAGGCGCACGGGCTTCCCACGCCGTTTCAGCGGGGTGGCCGTGCCGAACTCGGGCATCGTCGCCCCCAGCATGGAGCCGCAGACCGCGCATCCCGCCAGGCAGTCCAGCCAGTGGTTGTCGCTCCTGTCGGGGCGCAGCTTCCACTCGTCGACCGTCCTCCCGCGCCCCTCCGTCCTCACGCGGTATTCGGCGGTCAGGTGCTCCGCCAGGAGCTGGTGGATGTCGGGACGCCGCCCCCAGAGGGAGAGGCAGCCGCGGTCGCCCAGAGGCACGGCAAGCCTCGCGTGGACGAAGGACTTCCAGAAGTTGGAGTCGAAGATGACGTGCCTGATGGCGCGTTTCCCCGCGACCGACGGCATCATCCAGTTGAAGCCCAGGCGGTCGCCCCTCTGGCGGCGGTACTCGGTCATCGGCTTCGAGGACGCGCCGACATACCGCCCGTGCGCGGGGAGGACCACGCCCGCCCAGCGCGAGCGTCGGCAGAACTCGTACACGATGTCGGTGGACGCGCCCCAGTTGGCGTCGATCATCGCCCGCTCGATCCGCATCTCCGCGCCGTCCTCGCGCTCCCACTCCCTGCCGAGGAGGTCGTCGGTCAGCGCCTCAAGCGCGCCGTAGATGCCGCCCTCCAGCCCCGCGTCGGGGAATTTGTCCTGTATGGTCGGACCGGCAGTTGAGAGGGAGAACATCCTGCTTCTCTGCTCGGGCCACGCGCCGTACTCCAGCACCGCGCCCGTGAAGTCCTCCGACCACGCCGCGACGGCGTAGAAGAGGAGCGCCTTCTGGATGTCGATGAACAGCGTCAGCCTGTCGCAGGCCAGCGGGACCTTGCCCTCGGCGAGGCCGTTCACCTTGGAGGCTATCTCGTCCTGCGAGAGCATGGCGTCGCCGCCGTAGTCCTCGGGCAGCGGGTCGTTCTGGTACTCGCTCTGGAACGCCGCCTCGTCCGTCAGCTTCAGGTCCATCGCGTACTGGACGGCGGATATCTCGTCGCGGTTGAAGCGCTCGGGCCAGGCCACGACCGCCCCCGCGTCCATCGCCTCGCGGTGCTCGCGGTAGAATTCCGTGGCGCGGGCGATGTTCCCGTCCTCGCGGAGGGCGTCGGCGCGTATCTCGGCGTACTCCTCCCACAGCGCCGTGTTCCGCGGGAACTCGTACACGAGCCTTGTCCGCTCGCCGTTCCACTCGGGGTGTTCCTTGCGGTCGAGCAGCTGCTCCGCCATGTCGCCGGGGCGGATGACCGTGCAGGGCATGATGCCCGACATCTTCTGCCCCGGGCCCGCGAGGCCGAGGATGTCGCCAGCCAGGACGCGGACGCGCTTCCGCGTCTGCTCCACGCTCCCCGCCGACTCGGTTGTCTGCGGGTCGTCCACGATGACGAGGCTGGGGCGCACGCTCCTGCCGTCCGTCCGCTTGAACTTCATGCCGCGGACGCGCCCCGTGATGCCCGCCACGCGGACCACCACGCCCGAGGCGGGGCTTCCCTTGATGGTCGGCAGCACGATCTCGTTGCTGGTCCAGGTGATGCGCGTCCGCTCCCCCTTGTGGAGCTGCCCCGCGCACCGGTTGGCGATGCCGTCGAGGCACTTTATCGGGAACACCGTCTCCGGGAAGTCCTCCTCCAGCCGCTCGTTGACCTCCAGTTCCGTCTTGATGCTGTCCAGCATCTCCAGGGCGGCGGTCTCCGTCGCGCCGATGAGGCACACGAACTCGCGGTGGCCGTACAGCATCGACCATATCGCCGCCGTCTCGGAGAGCTGCGTCTTGCCCGACCCGCGCGGCATCGCCAGCGCGAACAGCCCGCCCTGCAGCACCGCCGTCTCGATCCTGGATATCGCCTTGAGGTGGTCGGGGCTCCACGCGAGCGTGAAGGTCTCGGGGAAGTAGGTCTCGCAGAACAGCCGGAAGTCCGTGCGGCATTGCGCCTTGAGCCCGGGGTGCGCCACGGGCGGCAGCTCGCCGATGTCGCGCCCCGCCAGCGCGAGGGCGATGTTCCTCTTCCGCGCCGCCTCCTTCCTCTCCTCGTAGCTCATCGAGGGGGTGTCGTCCCGCTCCAGCCAGCGGCGGGTCAGCCAGGCGGCGTACTTGAATATGTTGACCGTCTGCCCCGCGTCGTCGGAGATGTTCATCCCCGCCGCGTCGCGGTGGCGCCGCAGAAGCCGCTCGCCCGTGACCGTGCCGACGGGCGTCGAGTTGAGAAGCCGCAGGACCTCAGTCGGCTTGAGCCTGAGCGGGTTGATAGCCATTTCCCTGCACCTCCTTCACCAGCCATGCGGTGTATTCGATTATGTTCAGCGTCCCGTCCGCGTTCAGCGGCAGGCCGCCGTCGATGAGGCGCTGGAGCGTCTCGTCAGACATCTGCGGACACCCCGACCTGCGGAGCATCCTGATGGCGTCCCCCGCGGGCAGCGCCAGCGGGTTCACCGTCGTGTTGTGCATATGTTTCCTCCTTTTCCGAAGAAAGATTCGATTTTTCCGCTTATTCTCCGAAAGCCGACTGGATTAACTCCAAAGGAGCGGCCTATTAAAGCCGCGTGCCCAAGGTGGGCGCGGATGAAAACGCAGACAGCCAGCAAGGAGAAACGAAGATGACGGAACAGCAGAGACTTGAGATTGCGGTCGGGATGAGGGTCATGGTCAAGGTCGCGGCGAGGGAGATTCCCGCCACGGTGGTCGAGGTCGGCGAAAACTGGTTCCTCGTCCGCAGCGACAGCACGGGGCGCGAGTTCAGGACCACCCGCGTGGTGGACATCCTCGACGCGCCCGAGACGGAGGATGCGGAAATCGCGCAGGCCGCCGCCGACATCGCGGACGAGGAGGCGGCGACCGCCGAACTCCGCAGCCGCGAGGAGAACGGCGAGGCCGCCGATGAAGCCGTCCCCGCTGAAGAGCCTGCCGCGCCCCCGAAGCCCGCGAAGGCGACGAAGGGCAAGGACGCAAAGGCCGCGAAGGGAAAGGGAAAGGCGAAGAAGGCGGAGGAGCCGCCGAGGAAGCTCTCCCTCGCCAACGCCGCCGTGGAGGTGCTGAGGCAGGAGAACAAGCCGCTCAACACGCGGGAGCTCGTGAAGCTCGCGACGGAGCGCGGCCTCTGGACGCCGACCGCCTGCAGGACGCCCGAGCAGAGCCTCTACGGCGCGTTCTTCCTCGAAATCAAGAACTCTGATTCGCCGCGCATCAAAAAGTCCGCCGAGCGCGGCAAGTTCGAGCTCGCGTAGCGGGACGGGGGGCGGCATCCAGCGCGGATGCCGCCCCTTCGCCTTTTCTACTTCCTGCCGTTCCGCCACTCGACCGCGCCCCATATCGCCAGCGCGAGCTGCACGAGGTCGAGGAACGCCCTTGAATACAGGCGGTTGGAGAGGTCGATGGCGAGCCACGCGATGTTCCCGGCCGCCCAGAGGTGGAAGCACCACCGCACCTTCTTCACGTTGAGGACCGTCCCCGCGAGGCAGGCGGCGGTCACCAGCCAGCCGATCGCGTCAGCGGATGCCATTGAACAGCCCCTCGCGGCACAGTTTCGTGAATATTGGCTTGTCCAGGCCGTACTTTTTGATGAGCTCCGACGGCTTCGCCACGGCCTTCTCGGTCTTGAGCTCGTTGCCGTGGACGTCCTGGTAGGAGACCTCGATCTCGGGCGAGCCGATGGAGCAGGAGACGGCGGTGCATACGCCGCGCAGGCGGTTCGCCCGCATGTAGTCGAGGGCGAGCTGCCGCGCGTGGATGTTCAGGGTGAGGTCGGCCTTGCTTCCGTCCTTCGTCCAGGGCGAGCCGCCGCCGATACGGCAGTTGCCGCCGTAGAGGTCAACGGCGAGCTTGCGCCCCGTCACGCCGCAGTCGGCGAGGGATGAATGGCGCACGTACCTCCCCGTGCCGTTGATTGTGATGTCGCGGCAGCCCGTGGTCTCCTCCGCCCTGCGGCGCACGGCGTCCTCGTTCACGTCGCCGTCCATGAGAGGGATGGCGATGGTAACGTGGCTGGCGTTGCCGTCCCTTGTCGCCACCAGCGTCTTGATGTCCAGCCCGCCGAGGCGGGAGCGGAACAGCGCGAGGCCGAGCTTCTTGGCGAGGTAGTGGTCGCGGGGCATGTTCCCGCTGGACGGGCGGTCGAGCGCCATCCCGAAGAAGATGCCCTGGTCGCCCCAGGCGTCCCGCTCCACTCCCTGCCCGATGTCGGGGGACTGATGGCCAAGGAGGGGATAGACCTCCATCTGGTCGCCGCAGATGGTGTTCTCGCGCCCCCATTTCTCCTGGTACATCCGCGTGTATCCGATTTCGTTGACGGCGTTCCGCACGAACTGCGTGATCTCGTCGTCGCTGAAGTCGGCCTCGCTGGCGATCTCCCCGCCGAGGGTCACGATCTGGTCCTTGACCATCACCTCTACCGCGAAGCGGGTCTTCGGGTCGCGCTCAAGATGGCGGTCGAGAAGGTAGCTGCTGATGTAGTCGGCGATTTTGTCGGGGTGGCCGAGGGAGACCCACTCACTGGTTCTGAGCATCCTGTTCCTCCTTGCTGTCTGTGTTGTTCCCTGTGTTCTCCGCATGTGCGGCGGAATTGTGTTCTTCTTCGGCGCTTTCCGCTGTGTCTTCCGTCTTTGTCTCTCCGCCCTCCGCAGGGGTGAGCGCCTGCCAGTCGCAGCCCTCGCCGTGGGTGAACTCCGCCCAGCGGCGGCGTATCACGTCGCAGTATCTCGGGTCGAGCTCCATCGTGCGGCACAGCCGCCCCGTCTGCTCGCAGGCGATGAGGGTGCTGCCGCTGCCGCCGAAGTTGTCCAGCACCACGTCGCCGCGCGCGGAGCTGTTCTTCACGAGATAGACCAGCATCTCGACGGGCTTCATGGACGGATGCACGTCGTTGCATCTCGGCTTGTCGAACTTGAGGGCGTTGGTCTGGCTGCGGTCGTTGAACCAGCGGTGCGCCACCCCCGGCGTCCAGCCGTAGAGGCAGGACTCCGTGATGTACTGGTAGTCGAAGCGTCCAAGCACCAGCGCGTTCTTGACCCAGTAGAGGGTCTCGTGTACCTCAAGTCCCGCCTGCGCGGCGGCGAGGCGGAAGTTGGCTGACTCGCTGTCTCCGTGGAAGATGTAGAACACGCTCCCCGGCTCCAGCGCGCCTGCCGCCGCCCCGAACGCCCTGTCCAGGAACGCCCTGAACTCGCCGCTCTCCATGTCGTCGTTGGCGATGGTGAGGCCGTTGCTCCCCTCCAGCGCGACGTTGTACGGCGGGTCGGTGAGGTAGAGCCGCGCCTTCGCGCCGCCCATCAGCTTCGCCGTGTCCTTCGCCGATGTCGAGTCGCCGCACATCAGGCGGTGGCCTCCGAGGAGGTAAACCTCGCCGGGGCGGGATGCGGGGACGTCGGGCGCGTCGGGCACTGCGTCGGGCTCGGTCTCGCCCTCCGCGACCTCGTCCTTCGCGTCGGACAGCAGCTTCTCGAGCTCCGTCGTGTCGAAGCCGAGGAGCGAGAGGTCGAAGCCGTCCGTCTGCAACTCCTTCAGTTCGACGGGCAGCAGCTCGTAGTCCCATTCGGCGATTTCCGCCGTCTTGTTGTCCGCGATGCGGAACGCCCGCACCTGCTCGGGCGTGAGGTCCTCGGCCACGACGCAGGGGACCTCGGTCATGCCGAGCGACTTGGCGGCGAGGACGCGGGTGTGGCCCGCGACGATTACGTTGTCCTTGTCGAGGATGACGGGGTTGCGGAAGCCGAACTCCCTGATGGAGCGGGCCACGGCGTCCACCGCCTCCTCGTTGTGGCGCGGATTCCGCTCATACGGGCGGATGTCCGCGATGTTCATCATGGTGATCTGCATGTATCTCCTTCTCCGTGGAAATGGCTCGAAAAAAAGGTCCGCCCCCTGAAACCAACTCTGCCCCATAAGGCGACTCCTTCCGGCCGCCTGCCCTGGGAGGGGGTCGAGGGGAGAACCCGCCCCAGGGGGGGCCTCCCCGCCCCCATCGCCCCATGCCCCCCCCCAGATTGGGGCAGAAAGGGGCGAATTTCGCGGTATTTCGCGCGTTTCCGCGCCCCGCGGGCGGGAAGGCGTCCCGTGGTTCGGACGCGGCGTGGCGCGATTGTGCGCGTCAGCACCAGACCGGCGTCGGCTGCCACGGCTGATGCCATGGCCATTGAGGCCATTGCGGCCACAGGGGCTGCGGTCGGCACGGGCACTGTCGGCACGGCTGGCACGGACACGGCCTGCAGGGTCTGCACGGCGGGCATTGCGTGTTGATGCGGACGGCGTGTGCGTCCGCCCGGTCGGTGATTGTGATTGCGTTTCTCATTGTCGTCTTCTCCCTTGATTGTCTTTCTTCCCTTTTTTCCCATGGGGTCGCGCATATCGAAGAATTCGCGCGTCGGCGCAGTACATGCAGGGGTATTGGGAAGAAAGGGAAGAAAGGGGGGATGTACGCATGTATTCCTGCTTGAAACAGGCCAGAACTTTCTTCCCAACTTTTTTCCCATGCTTCCCAAAATTCCCGTCGTTTTCCGCGCCATCCCGGACTTCCCGCCGATAATTCCCATGGGAAGAAAGGGCTTAATTCCCCGCGAGGCGGTAGGTCTTCCGGGTCCTCCCGCCCGTCGGATGCCACTCCGCCAAGACGCTTCCCGACTCGACGAGCGTGTCCATTATCTGCTGGAACGTCTCCTTCGATTCGTGCATCCGCTTCAGGAGCGCGCCGTGGTCGCATTCCCCGCCCGCCTCCGTCAGGTAGCGGACGGCCTTCTGGCACTTCTCGTCGAAGGGGTTCTCATACGAGTACCGCTGCGCCATGAAGAGCGCCTGCTCGGTCAGGAATCGCACGAACTCCTCCGCCCACGCCACTCCCTCCTCGGTTATGACCGGGTCCTTCACGTTGGAGCTTATGGCGTAGAGCATGGCGAGCTTGATGACCTTCTCGGTCGCTCGCGCCCAGAACGCCATCGGCACGAGGTCCCTGCGCTCCGCGCACTCGTTGTAGAGGGCGTCGTGGCGCTCGTCGATCTCGTCGAGCATCCTGTTCGCCCCGTCGGTCGCCGTCAGCAGCCTCATGCTCGGCCTGGTCACGCCCGCAAGGTTGCCCTCGTCCCCGCCGTGGTAGTCGCGGATTGTCCTGACGGCCTCCTTGAGGCTCTCGGGTATCGTTATGAACGCGGAGCGCTGGCGCGGACCGCGTTTCCCCGCGTCGAGAATGAGGCATCGCGCCACCATGCCGTTGGCCAGCATCCGCCTGTCGAGGGCCTCGAAGAAGAACTGCGGGACCGCCGTGCCGAACACCGTGAGATACGGGTTCAGCACCAGCGGCGCCGCGTCCTCCTCCCTGCCGTTCGCCTGCATGTCCTTCTTCATCCTCAGCAGCTCCGCCCTCGCCATGGAGAGGTTGCGTAGCTTGATGCTGCCGTTGGACGAGCCGTAGATGTTCAGGAGCCGCCCCATCAGGGTCTCCGCGTTCTCCTCCTTCGCCATCTTGAGGATCTTGAACAGCGTGTCTATCTCGTCGCGCTGGAAGAGGATGGACGGCTTGAGGAACAGCGCGTCCTCAAGGCCCGAGCCCGACTTGAAGTCCTCCGCCAGGCCTCCCGCGATGCCCGTCTCCACCGCCAGCGTCATGGCGACCTTCCTCGGGTGGTCCTTGCCCACGCCCGAGTTCGCCAGGGCGACGAGGTAGATGTTCGGCAGCGTGTTGCGGTCGCTGACGATCTTGCGTCCCGCCGCGTATGACAGGAACGCCAGCGCGGAGCAGAACGAGATGACGCGGTTCGGGCGAGGCGCGCTCGCCATCGCGCAGGCCACGTACTCGTCGATGAACCCCGGCACGTGGAGCAGCCTTTCGGGCAGCTCGCCTGGGTCCTTCGTCTCCGTCTCGCTGGCCTGCGGCGCGGGAGCGGGCGGCGTCCTCGACAGAAGCCCGCCCCAGTCTATGCCCGACGCGTCCTGCGCGGGGCCGCTTCCGTATCCCTCCCTTGAGAGGGCGGACGCGGCCTCGGCGCAGTCGCCGCCGTGCTCCAGCAGCGCGTATGCCATGAATGGCGAGTAGGACTTCCCCGGCTCGAATGGCGACGCGTTGGACGAGAACACGTAGAACGATCCGTCCTTAAGCGTCGCAGACGTGCCGTCGCCTTTCTTGCCGGGCCTCTGCCAGTGCTCGTTGCCGTCGGCGGTCGCGCGGAGCGGCTTCCAGCCGTGCCTCTGGAGAAGCGAGCGGAAGTCGCCCCTGGCGTTGAAGTCGTCGCCGGGGCGGACCTGTGTTCCGCACGGCGCAACCGGCTGCACGGCGCCGGGCGCGTGTTCCTGCTGCGGCGGCTCGGGCTGTTCTTCCTCGGCCAGTTCGTTGAGTTTCCAGGCTGCGTCGAGAAGCGTCTCGCGCTCCTCCTCCGACAGCGTCGGCAGGCTGGCGTAGTCGTTCTGGCACAGGGCGTACCCCTGGCTCGGCGCGCAGAGGATGAGCCCTCCTTCGCCGCGCGTCTCGATGAGGGTCGTCCGCTTTCCGTCCCGCATCCCGACCGCCAGCTTGAGGTTGCCGCAGACGGGCTCCGCGCATCTGTAGGAGACGTGGAATCCGCCCGACGGCGTCCTCTCGATGACGAGGCGGTCGAAGAGCCCCTGCGGGAGCGCCTCCGCCCATTTCGGGAACAGCTCCCCGCGGTTGTCGAAGTCGATGCACTCGAGGTTGCCGGACACCTTGCCGCATACGACGCACACGGCGTCGTCGCTCGCCCTGAACCATGAATCGACCTCAGCCTCCGTCGGGCGGCGCTCCTGGAACTCCTTCCAGGAGGCCACCGACGGGCATTTGCGCGTTCGGTCGGCGGGGAGCACGGACAGGCCGGACGCGAGGTACTGCCGTGGCTCCTTCATGGTTTCAGCAGCCTCCGCAGAAGTCGCACTTCATCGCGCCGAGCTCGTCGAACACGCCCTTCAGCCAGCCGAGAAGCGCGCAGTGGGCCGCGGTGGGGCGGATGCCTCCGAGGACGGCGGCGCACTCCTTCGGCGTGACCAGGCGCATCCGCTGGACGCCGCCGTTGGTGTCGGCCAGGCGGTAGCGGGAGGACAGGACGCCCGCCCGCTCCAGGCGGCGCGACGGGTTCTTGTCGTTGATGAGGGTCCCGATGTCCCTTGCCGAGATCAGGACTGCTCCGTCCTCCACGAAGAGGCGCAGCGTCTTCGCTCCGTAGTTCTTGCAGATTTCAATCATTTGCCTTCCTCCTTGCCGTCGTTCTCCAGCCCCGCCAGGACGGCGGCGGCTTCGGCCTTGACCTTCTCCAGTTTCGCGGCGAAGCGCTCGCAGTGGTCCACGAACTCGCGCCAGCATTCGAGCGGGCTTTCGCCGATGCCGATGGGCGAGCCGAGGACGTCGTAGTTGACCAGGGTGACGCGGCGGACGCCGTTGCGCTCCACCTTGGTGTCGAGATGCCAGCGCCCGTCAGGGCTGACCTGCTCGGTCTTGCTCTCGCTGGACTCGGTCTGCCATTCGATCGTGTTGTGTTCCATGTGTTGTTCTCCTATTTGCGTTGGAGGTTGGGGACAATCCACTTGAGCATGACCGTGGCGAGGATCGCGCCGACGGAGTAGCGCCAGTGGTACGGGATGTAGAAGCTCCAGCAGAAAAGGGCCGCTGCGAGGGCGATGACGGCGAAGGCGATGGCGGTCGCCGCCAGCTCCACCAGCAGGTCCTGCCAGCCGCTGTTCTTCCGCGGCGGAATGCGTGCCTGCATGTACGTGTGCATGTGTGTTCCTTGTGTTCAGAATAGCGAGAATCCGAAGATGGTGACGACGCCCGCGGGCTTGCGGTAGTCGACGGTCTTCACCGCCCCGTGCCCTGCGGACTGCTCCGCCTCGGTCGCGGGAGGGTAGTATTCGACCAGGGTCGGCCTTGCGGCGCAGCCGCCAAGCAGGACGGCCGCCGCCGCGATGATCACGGCCTTTCTCATTTGAGCTTCAGCAGATAGCGGTTGCTGACGGCCTTGAAGGAGCGCGGATATTCGCAGTCCGCCTCCTTGAACACCAGCCCCTCGCGCTCGTGTCCGCGGTCGGTCGTCCCCTCGGCGAACTTCAGCACGTCGTCCACGGACGGCAGTTCGGCGAACACGTCCATCGCGGGGTCGATGACCTTCACGTGCGGAAGGCCGAGGCGTTCGCACAGTTCCCTGCGCTCGGTCGAGCCGAGGTATCGCCCGCTGGCGATGTCCCAGATGCGGAACACGAGGAACTCCCTTTCGGGCAGCAGGTCGCGGTTGCCGTTCATGCCGGGGCCGACAAGTTCGCCCTGGACGGCGATTTCGCGGCCAAGGGCGGCGAGTTTCCCTTCGATGCCGTACTTGACCGCCGCCGCCCACCAGGCGTTGCTTTCGTCGCGCTCAAGCTCGAAGTTGCGGCTGCACACGCCGAAGGGCTTTTCGGGGCGCATGGAGGGTGCGTGGAACACGGTCATGGACGATCCGTCTGCCTTCTCGGTGACCTCCCAGAGGACGCCCTTGAGGGTGTCGGGCCAGTCGGCGAGGTTCTGGATGCGCTCCTCGTCGGTCTTGGGAATCCAGGAGGGGAAGTTGCCCTCCCTGCGCCCGAATCCCTGCGGGCGGCTGGCGTCGAGGGCGGCCTTCATCTCCGCGTCGATGTCGTCGAAGTGCTCCACCTTGAGGATATCGTCCTCGTCGTAGCCGTTCATGATCGCGGCGAGCTCGGGGAACAGCGCGACAGGCATCACCAGCCCCTGGCTGATGACTCCGCGCAGCTTGACGGTGCGGATGCGGATGGCCTGCCGCAGCACTTTTCCGTGCTTGTCGGTCCAGGAGCGGAGGCAGCGGTCGCGCAGGAAGGCGTAGCGTTCGTCGTCGGCGGGGAGTGCCGAGTCGATCTCGAAATAGACGGCGGTGTCGCCGGGCTTGAATTCGCCGCGGCCTGTGACTACGCGCCAGCCCTTGCCCTTCATGGTGACCACGTCGAGGCGGTCGGAGCCGGGTATCGGCTCGGCGGTGGCGATGGTGACGATGGATGCGAGTTTTCTCATGGTTTCTCCTCTTGGTTAGAAGGTTACGGTTGCCGTGAGGGTGGCGGCGGCGATCCAGTAGATTGTGCGCCGCCAGTCGCCGTTGACCGCGTAGGCGGTGGCCGACAGGACGTCGAGCGCCATCAGGACGGTCGGGAACAGTTGCGTGTATTTCATTGGTCTCCTTGCGGTTAGAACGGTATGTCGTCGGCTGTGGCGGGCGGCAGTCCGCCGGGCGGCGTGGTGATGGGTCCGCTCTCGATGGCGAACATCAGCTCGTCCGTCATCTCCGGCCTCTCGCCGAGAACGACCCTGTGGACGCGGTCGAACCTCTCGCCCGCCACGGAGCGGACGGTGATGGACTTCGGGACCGCCAGCGCGCCCGCGTCCGCCCATCTGACGGCCTCGTCCACGGTGTTCGGAACGGGGCATCCGTCGGCGCACCGCTCCTGCCACCACTTCTCGAACTTGCGCCGCGCGTATCCCGTGTGTTCGGGGCAGACCCACTCGGACTTGTAGCTGCCGGGGCCGATGTGGTATTCCACGCGCATCGTCCTCGGCGTCCCCGGCTCGGCGTCGCGTTTTACATGCGGCGAGTAGGAGACGTCCTCCACCTCGTGGTCCGTGTCGGTGATCTCGCCCGACAGGACGCCCTCGGTCGAGGCGTGCTCCGTGAGGTTCGACGCCTCCTTCGCGGGGAACACGTGCCCGCATTCGGGGCACTTGCCGTAGCCCGCGTGGATGAGGGCGTGGCAGTCGGGGCACTCCTTCGCGGGCGCGTCGCCTCCGCCGCCAATGCCCGGCTCTCGCGCCTTGATGGTGTCCAGCGGCCCGTGCCGAAGGATGTTGCCGCCGTAGTCGAGGAAGAGGCAGTCCCTCTTGCCCGTCTCGGGCGAGAGCCGCAGTCCCCGCCCAGCGATCTGGAGCAGCAGCCCCGGCGACTGGGTCGGGCGCAGCATCGCCACGCAGTCCACGTTGGGCGCGTCGAAGCCGGTCGTGAGCACCGAGACGTTGCAGAGGAACTTGAGCGGCGGCTTGGGCGTGCCGAAGAGGTCGGCGGGGACGTGCTCGCCCTTGAAGCGGGCGATGAGCTCATCCCTCTCCCAGGCGGGCGTGTCGCCAGTCACCACGGCGCATTCCTTGCCCGTGTACTCGGTTATCTTCTCGGCCACGTGGCGGCAGTGCTCCACCGACGTGCAGAACACGATGACCGACTTGCGGTCGCGCGTCAGGATCGCGATTTCCGAGCAGGTCGCCTTGACAAGCTCCTCGCTGTCCATCGCGGA